TCTCCTTCGCTAAGATTACTTGGCCAAATAAATGGTGCAATAATCTCAGGCATATTATGGTAGTGTTCGTTATTTATACCTATACATTTCTTTATATATTTTTCCACAAAGTCATTAGTGCTACCTTTATAACTATAAGGTGCAACTTTAAATTGAGACCATGATTGTGGATTACCTGAATTTAAGATGGTGGCCATAAGTCTATACATTAAGGCATAACTCATAACCAACATGTCATTTTGCATGGCAGTATCACTACCATCTGGTGTTAGTTCAACACCTTTAACAACAGGACCTTCTTGCAAACAGAATAAAAAGAATAGGTCATTATATTCTCTGAATTTTATCCATTGATCCGCAAATTTAGAATTTCTAATCTCACCGTTTCTAAATATACTTGCATAAATTGGTTCAGAGATTTCTGGTGTTCTATCTAATATGTATAGAATACCCTCTTTCTCTTCCTCATGCCAATGGTCTAGTAGCCAATACTCCCACTCATCTTGCCAGCCTTTAGAAACTGAAGCCGGGGATTTAACTATATGGACTACATCTGAACCTAACCAATTCTGTATTGCATTGGCTAGTGTTGATTTACCCGAATTATCGGGACCTTCAAGAACAATCACTCTACCTCCTCTAGTATTATATCTTGTCTATTAATTGTATCATTATTTTCTCTGGTTACAACGAGCAAAGCCGGATTATCTTTTATTAATTTTTCCAGATCCTGCTTTTCTTTAAGGGTATCTATAACCAGATAATCTACACTCTTTTCCATACACATGTGATAGAAAGTAACAGGGTTTTTCTGACCCTCTCTATCTATTCTACCTCGTGCTTGAAAGTAGTGAATCCAACTAAAGTCGGTAGAAAAGAAAATGGCATGATTACAAACATGTTGTAAACCATCTAATGCCTCTGCTGAGGCTATCTGAATTATTAAAGGCTTCTCACCTTTCCAACTCTTTGATATTTCACCGCGCCTTTTAGCTGATACGCCACCCTTAATTACATAAGGTGTATTAAACGCCTCTTGTAATGCTTGTATTTCGGCTTTAAATCTAGCAAATATGATGACAGGTTGTCCTGCCTCTGTTAGATTTTCAGCCAAATCTTTTGTGTATTCAACCTTTCTCTCATTGAATAAAACTGGATTACCATTCTCATCTGCTGTAGTATGGCCAGTCATCTGTTGCATACGAAGTAATTTGGTTAACACAATGTTAGCAAATATGAGTTGCCTATTATGTACTACCATACCATCCTGACTAAATCTTTCATAACTTGCCCATGCAGTTGGATCCCAAACTATTGGTATTTTAATATCTGTTACTTTTGGTAAATCTAAACAATCCTCTTTTCTTGCGGTTGATACATAAGGTTTATATCTCTCACCTAACTCATCAGCATTTCTATAACCAAGTAGTTCATAGCCAGATTTACCACCAAATATACCATATCTATGTCTAAACTTTGTCCAACTTTCACCATCCCATATTTCTGGGCTAATACATTTAAGTTGGCTATATAAATCTAATAAGTTCTTACCAATTGGTGTACCAGTTAATAGCAATACAAACTTGGCTTCAGCACATAACTTGTGTGCCTGCCTACTTCTTTGTGCGGTAGCTGTCTTAACTTTCTGGCTTTCATCTAATATGATTAAATCTGGATCCCACTTTTTAAGCTCATCAAAGATAGGTTGAGTACCATTTCTACGAATGATAGCCTCATAATTAAATACAGCTATATCCACTTCATAAAAATGATTACCTTGTTTTGTGGTTTCTACCCAGTCAGAAAATGCCTTAGCTTTATCAAGTGAAGTACCAGTATCTGGTCTTATCCATATATCTGCTACATTAGGACTGTGATTTCTAAATTCTTTTGGCCACACAGATAAAGCATTGATAGGACATAACACCAATATCTTTTTAATCTGGTCTCTTTGATAAAATGCACCAACAGTATCTACGGCTATCTTTGTCTTACCAGTACCGGGATCCATAAATAAAGCATGGCCTTGTTCAGAATTAAATATCTTTTTCAAGGCATTAGCTTGATGTTGATATGGTTTTGTTTTAAACTCGTATTTCATCTAGTATAACCATACCTACCATGGTAACTAGAAATCCTTTGATGATAAGGTCTTACACAAGACCAACATACTACAAAGTCAGTTAGGTGTTCACTCTTACACCGAACGCATATATTGGCATACATTGCCGCAAACTTTCTATCTTTATACCTTCTTATTTTTGGTTTAACACCTGTATCATTCCATACCATTAAATAAATCCTCCCAACATTTCGGGTGAGTACCCGTCATTATTTGTTCTCTCTCATCTGGATCCAGATAAGGAAATATATCTTGTATGAGTGGTCTGGGATTTCGTTGCCATCTACGCCAATCATTTTCTTTTACGCCTTTAACAACACCAGTTTCTTTGCACATAATACAAGGGGGTGTTTCTACACTAATTGTCCTCAGCATAGTTTCTCTCTCTTTCTATCCGTTAATTCGGAATATCTTACTCTTTCCTTCTTGTTCCATAGTTACTGTACCATCAGCAAGTAACTTGGTCATAAGTTGTCTTAATTTCTTTTCGCCCATGCCTGACGCCACTTTTAATTCAGTCATAGACATTGGTTTTGAAGCTAGGAGCGAAAAGACTTTGGCTTCAGATCCAACTACTCCTTCCGCATCCCAGCCATAATCTATCTCACCTATATCACCCATAGTGAGTTTAAAGGCTTGTGGTGGAGGGGCTAGCCTCTCTCTAAACTCCCGTTCTACCACAATAGTTGATGAGCCATCATCATTTGGAGTTGCCTCTAAATATAATGCACTCTCTAACCAACCATAGATAGTTGTAGAGCCAAGCAGTTTTACACCGCCTTGCTTTCTACCTTTCTTATCACTAGAGCCTTTACCCCAGTGATGAACAACCATGACCGCCACATCATAGTTATTTCTTAAACCTAATAACCAACTTAATATTGGTCTTATTTCATGAGAGGAGTTTTCATCTACTGCTCCCATCATCAGATAGAGAGGGTCAAAAACTACGAGCTTGATCCCCTCCCTACTGATTATCTGTTCAATCGCCGTGCGTGAATCCTGTTGTGTCATGTCAAACCCAAAGTCATTATAAAAGAACATGGGTACATTAGTAGGCCAAGTAACCGAGAGAGTATTGTCCTTATCTAAATTAAATGCTCCTTTCAATAACCCTTTCGAGTTTGCCATCTTGACAATTCGGTCTTTGAGAAGGGCGGGAGAATTTTCAACCTGAACCACCAAAGTAGGTCCAACACCCTTCTCGTTGACCTCAAACTTATTCATAAATGGTGTACCTGTTGCAATGGATAAAGCTATATCTGTGGTAATTAAAGATTTGTAGGACTTGGGTAATCCTGCTATAATACCATGACTACCCATCGTCCACCAGTCCTCAACTAACCATTGAGGTTCATCGATAACCGAACCAAGTAACTCACCATAAGTTATTAGTAATGGTTTCGATTTCTTATACGCAGTATCCAAAGGGGGATTCGGATCCTGTTCTACTGTTCTAGCCGCTTTTTGTACTTCGTTCCACAAAATCTTATCTCCATCAGGTCTATCTTTAAATTTATTCCATACTGTGTAATACACCGTAATATATACATCTTCCTTTGCCATGCCTACTTCCAACAGCATATTTTCTAATTCCCATAATCTCTGGCTTCTATCACCCCATGCCTCTTTTGCTATTAATAACCTTCTACCTCTTGGATCAAGTAAGGCATACGCCTTTTGTATGACATTTTCCTTTACATAATTCTCAGCAGGAGGTGGTGTATTATCATCATGGTCAAGTGTCTTACCTTCATCATCAATGTAACCTACATACTTCCATATTTTACCTATATCATGAATTGGGCCATCATCCCACAAGAGTTTTACATCGGGTGTATCCTCATATTTATAATTCTTTGTGCCTGGTATCCTTAAAACTTTTGTAACAGACCAGCCACCTTTATCTGCACCTATCTTATATGTTAATAATTGATTGGTTCTCTCTAAGGATTTAACAGCCATCTCTTGACTTAACTCCCATAATGCTTGGTATCTACCAGGACTGCTTTGCCAGGCAATGGTTGGTCTGATATCGTTAGATAAGTCATAAGGAGACACTTCGTCCAAATCAGCCCATAACCATTTACCCGGTAAAGCATTTTCTTTTCGCCTTGCGCCACTGAAACTTAATACTGAAAAATATATATCGGCACCATCTGGGATCCGTTGCATTTCTCCGGATAATTGTTCATGCCATGTGCCATTTATCATGTAAGGGATAAAAGTTTGACCCTCATTGAAAGCCCAAACTTTTGATAAAAATTCTTGGTTCATAATTCTCCTCTTGTAGCAGATAGCCTAGAATAAGTGGAGCTTAAACTAGGCTATTACTGCGCCATCTGAAAATATCAGATAAAATAATTCTACTATATTGGATTATTTATGCAAACACTAAAGCCATGGAGCTTCAGGATCCCAGCCATCATCAAAATCATACGGTTCGATAACTGGTTCACTTTCAGGTTTAAAGTTGTGCATAATCCAATCAATCATATTACCATCCGCTCTTATCATGGTAAATCTCTCATTGGTTATCTCATCTTTGATAAGGATCTCGAACCTATTGTCCGAGTGCATGATTATTTCTAAGCCATACTTCCATGTATTGAGATAGGCTGATCCTCTTTCTGTACCCGTTCTTGTTACAGCTTTATTTGACCTATCGCCTGTTGCTTCTACTCTGACACCTGCCATATTCGTAGTATAGCTAACCGTATCATATATCCCGACCTCTGGATTAGATAAATAAAAAAGAGAGGCACAATTAAGTACCTCTCTTAAATATTAGGCTGGATAGTTTTCGCCGCTATCAGCAAATCCTATAAAGAAACCCTCCATATATAGTTCAGGGTTTTCATCCATCCATTGTCCGACTTCTGTAGGTACTAACTCTTTAATACCTTTTCTATCGGCCATATTGATTACGCCGGAATCTCTTACCACTGCTAAGCTGGCTAAGACATTGGTCGGGATCAATATTTTACCGTCCTCATTTTTCTCTGGTTGCTCACTCACAAGTGACCTCACCTTTCCTGTTTAATTTGATAGAACCATAAAAATTTCTTTTCTCATAAGGGTTTGGCCCTACGAAAAGAAACGGTCCATATAGTTCTACATTTTCCTTTGTTGCTGGACCCACAAATTCGTTTCCGAACATACTTGTGGCTTCCATTTCAACTAGACCACCGCTTTTTAAGTGTTCCTTAATCTCTTTTTTAGATTTGGCCCTTCTAGCGGTGTTGTTTTCATTTATCCATATTCCATACATTATATATCTCCTCTATTACAATCAAAGCAAAGCCTATCCCTATCGATAGGCTTTACTTGATGGCATTGTCTGCACTGGCGATCCTCATAATATCGCTTGGTGTAGCTCATGCCTATTCTTCCTCAGCCTTAACGCCTGCTTCACGAAGCTTTGTAGCTTCCTCCTCTGAAACTTCGGCTATCTCGGCTAACTTCTCATAGATAGTGGCGGTAACAGCTCTCGCCCATGTACCTCTACCTGATATCCAGCTATGTTGTCCGATGTCAGCATCTATATTGCCTGCCATCCACATTAACATATCCTTGTTATCAATAGCATCCATGTGTTCTACCGCTTCACCATCAATAAATATGGTAGACTTATAATCTCCACCACTATAATGGCGTTGATTTAGGTGTTCTATATCAGAATCCTTTAAGCCAATGACTGATCCCCAACGGACATAAGTCTTTAATGGGAATAAGTCGTGACCACTACCAAAGATAAGGGCGTTCTTTGGCCCTTGAGAAATCAGAGCCAAAGCTTTCGCCTTATCTATTTTCACGATACCTCGACTTGGGCGTCTAAGGTATTGTGCTTGGCGAGTGTGTCGCCAGTTTGGACATTTATAAGGAGATATATACCGCTATCTAAGTCCTCATTATCTATATATAGGTTGAACTCAGAGCGGGCATTATCTTCCTCGATAAACTCCATTTTTAAGGAGACATTAATATCTCCGTCCATCCAATTTGTTAGTCGGATGATGGCATAGTTCCTTTTCATAACTATACTCCTCTCTAATCAGGTCATACTCGGCGTGTCATCAGGCATTTAGTAAAACACCTTTAAAACCGGCATTTTTTCACCGTCTGTCGCAAGGCGATACTCGGCGACTAACCTTTTTAGTGCCTTGATATCACTTGGTATGACTTTTCCGTACACCTTTCGCTGGGTGTTTTTCAGCAGGTCAAGACTAGGTCTCAACCTATTTTCCATAGTTTCAACAGGAATAATCGTTACTCCTGATTCCCTATCATGGAAAGTTTCATCAAATGCCTCTGAGCATAAAAACTCGGTAACATAAGGGCCATCGTGGTAATATTCTGTAAATATCACCTCTTTATCGGTCGTTATTAACCGGATCTCCATACTCATCGGCAATTCACCAAACTCAACACGGTAGGGGAAGTTATATCCCTATAGGGATATATAACTTCAACCCTGCCGAGTTTCATAGATTTGGTGCGGTCGATAAACTTGACAAACAAATCCATGGGTGCTAGGGTGATCCCATGCTTAAAATTGCGATTAACCAAATTCATAGGATTCTATCTCCCGGAATCGAGTGGCTCAACAACTCTTACCTGAAATGGATTTACCGTAGCTCTGACACCTCTGAATTCCTCAGGGTTGCTGTCGCTATCGGTCACCATAATCTGGATCGTTTTAGGGTTTTTCTTAGTAATTCTGGCATACATCACCAAATCACCATCACCCGAAACTACGCAAGGATCACCAACCTTCAAACTTTTCTTATGGGCATCCTCAAGGACTTTCAAATGGTTGTAAGCCGTTTTATTCATCTCTCGGACTTCCTGCATATCGGTAAGTTGAAGGATCGCTTCCTTAATCTCACTGGAGTTCATATATCACCTCCCTCCAATCTGATAACTGTACCTGCTAAGGTCAACTTCGCAGGCATTACATAAGGTTCGATAGATACCAAACCCTAGTAAAGCTTCATAAATAGGTGCATTACACCTACGACACCTTTTAGCCACTGCTTTCATACAAATTCCTTCGGTTATATTCTCTTTGTGCCGCTCTTATGGCAGCAAAACCTGTTTTATCGGTGTGTGCAAGGCGTTGCTTATGTTCATCCTTGCTGGCTTTTCTTGATTTCATCATCTTCCTTGCTTGTGCAGGTCGAATGGGCGATTTACGGTATAAATCGCAGGAGTAACAGTTACATGACCTACGCATGGTGATTACTCTTGGGTTTAACTGGCTTAACTCGTACTGTACCGTAGGTACAACGATTACAATGCACCATAACCATAGTTTTTGATTTGGCATTGGACATAATACCTATGTTGAATAGGGTACCAGTCGCACATTGTGGACAATCTGGCATAACTACCTTCTTTCTCTCTCTTATACCTTAATTATAGCAGATACGGTCAGTCCTCGCTACCTTAAAAATAATTAAGGCTCACCGTATCGGCGATGTACTCCACTCACAGGATCATTTTAGAAACAGAGTTTGGCTGGAGGTATTTATCAACAGGGCTGTTCACCTCCAGCCTCACTCTTGCTATCTATTCAGCCTTTTTAGGCTTGATATAGTGGTCTTTGGCTGCCTTGACTTGCTTGTCGGTCAAGTACCACCTTGAGTTCTTGGCGTCTAAAGGTCTTGTGTAATTGGTTCGTAACCAAGCACGGAGACTTTTAGGACTTATATCCAATTCCTCAGCTAAATCTGTTGGCGTAACTCCTGTCATTATGCCTTCTGCGGCTTTTTTAACAGGTGCTTTTGCCTTAACTGCGGTATTACTCAATGGTATCACCTCACTTTCTTTCTTATATGGTATAATTATATCACACCAAGGCGCCTAATGCAACTCAAAGGCAGCCTTATTTGATGATTTTTATCCAGGCTTTTGGCATGCCTCATCCAGGAATGCACCTGCATACAACTCCTGAATACCTGTTATTCTATCAGCCATTGTGGTATTTCGTGAGCATAGGCGGATCCTCAAGGTACCACCCGGAATACAACTGGGCAGGTTCCTTGTGGCTGGCCGTATCATGCTTTTTGAAAGGAACCGCATGGAACCTGCCGTATCATCGAAGGAGGGAGGAACCGCCCCCCACAAAAAGAAAGAGGATGGAACCGTAAGGAACCACCCTCCTTCTTAATCATTTACCTGCGGAATAGCACGGCATAAGTGTTGGCACCTAGGAGGAACCATATCACATCTACCATGACCATCTCATAAATTAATACATCCATGAGAACTCCTTTCAATAGATAGCTTATACATAAGGCGTGTGTTAGTTCGGTTGCCAAGTCAACACACACAACTCCGAGGCTTAGTCAGTCAGTCCTTAGACAGGCGCTACTTCTTAACGAAGTGTTTACGCACATCTGCGACTACTTTCGCAGTCAAGAACTCATCCCATGACTTGGACTTATTCTCCAAGTTACGAGTATGATTTCTACGCAGATAGGCACGCAATGTCTTAGGACTAATTCCTAGCTGTTCGGCTAGAACAGTAGCAGTTAGTTTAGACATAACTACTCTTTCTACCAGCTACTTATTGTTCGCTGGATTATCGATAGCAAGAGCGAAAGAAAAGATAATTAGTTTTTTAATTTAATTCTCACTTTCTTTTTTCTCTTAATTAATCATATCATACCTACAGAAATGCAAATACAATTTATAATTTATTTTCTTTAAGTTGATTATGTTTTTCAGATTGTTTAAAAAAAGTTTCGATTTATCAGCAGAAAAAACAGCTTGAACTTTAGTTTTGACTAAGCTTTTAAATTTCTTTTAGTGTAGGCTAACTGTATCAGCCTCGGGGTAGATCCTGGATTTTGGTTGACATATAGCGAGGTGCCTACTAAGCTATTGCTAGTATAGTAGGACTTATCCTCTCATAGCTTTCTCAATAAAAGAAAGTGAGAGAGAAAAGCTACTATCAAAATTATAGCATATATGGGACAAAAAGCAACAAATATACCCCAACACCAGAAAGGTGTTCATATAGATAAAGAACCTGATGTAAAAAATTACTTTTACGAAAAGGTCCGAAAAGGTATGAACCCTTATCAAGCAGGTGAACTTATGGGTATAAGAAGGAGCTTGGTTAGACGCCTCCTTGATGACATGTCTAATCAATCAAAAGAACAGACACCCACAGAAGTAGCAGAGGCTTTAGCTACAGGTGAGATTCCATCACAAGATGAGAACGATTTCCCTGACCCAAAGAAGTATGAGGAGTTAAACAAGGCGGCTCAGAGAGCCCATGATGATTTCGCTTATTTTCGACAAAGATATTTCAATAGACGCCATATTCCCTGGCAAGTAGAGATGTGCGATATTCTTATGAAATGGATAGAAACTGGACAAGAATCCAAAGAAGCCGGCTTACCTGAAGTAATCAAAGGTATTATTAATACGCCACCTGGAGGTGGTAAGACTACAACAATTACACACGACTTTGTGATATGGCTGATTTGTAGAAATAGAAATGTTCGTATAGGACTGGGTTCAAGAACTACCGGTCAGAGTGAAAAGTATGTTCGCCGAGCAAGAACCACATTAGAGAAAAATGTTTTATTAAATTTAGAGTATGGACGATTTAAACCATTAGAGCCAGAACTCTGGAGAAAGGATGCCTTTGTTGTAGATGGTGTAGAAGGTCACGCAGCCTCATTACATTATAAATTATCGATGGCTGGCTTTGATCCTGATAGCCCAGAAGTCATAAAAAGACTAGAGGACCCTGAGGATGATATTCATGACATCTTAAAACAATTAGAAAGTGTATTCGTAACAGGTGAAAAAGAACCAACATGTTCTGCCTTATCACAAGATATGGGTTTCTTAGGTGGTCGTTTTGAAGTGAACTTATGGGACGACCTTTGTGATAGGTCCAATTCAAGAAGTGCAGAACAAAGAGAAAGTTTAACAGAATGGTGGCACGCAGAAGCAGAATCCCGTTGTGAGCCAGGTGGAATTGTAGCATTGATTGGTACAAGATTTGGTAAGTATGATTTGTATAGACATTGTAAGGATTTAGTTTATTCAACTGATGATGACCTTGATGAAATGATTATGTCAAACATATCGGCTAATATGACCCCTGACCAGATTAAAGCCGCAAAAGAGGAAGCTGAAAAATTAATGGCCATTAAGTATGGTGAGGATTATGAGAAGTCAGAAAGAAAACAAACCTCTATCTACAAGTATGCAAGATTTCCTGCACATGATGAGGATAAGTGTGAGAACCCAAACTCATTAAAAAACGAGGACCATATCGGATGTGTGTTGGATCCTCAGAGATTTACATTTAGACATATACAAAAAGTACAAGCCTCGGATCCTAGAAAATTCGCATTGACATACCAACAGTTAGATGATGAAACAGTATCATCCTTAGTTAAAGAAGTATGGCTAACAGGTGGAATGGATAAAGATGGTTTATTATTACCTGGCTGTTTTAATTACAATAGAGAATTATTAGAATTTCCAGAAGGTATAGATAGAGAGGATTGTTATTCTTTGGTAACAGTCGACCCATCTGCAAATAACTGGTGGTCTATTCAGTGGTGGATTTATGATGAACGAAATGACAAAGATTATTTAGTTGACCTTTTAAGAATAAGATTACAAGCTGGTAACTTTTTAGAGTGGAATAAAAACACACAGGCTTTTAGTGGAATAATGGAAGAGTGGCAAAAGAGAAGTGAGGAAATGGGATGGCCTGTTTCATTATGGATTATTGAACAGAACGGCGCTCAGAGATATTTATTACAATATCGATTTGTGCAAGAGTGGATGAAAAAACATAAGACTTTGATTAAGGGTCATGAAACTTCAAGAAACAAAACGGATCCTGAATTTGGTGTTGAAACACTTGGACCAAGATATAAACAAGGTTTAGTAGATTTACCTTACTCAGACCAATCATTAAAAACAAGAGTGGTAGTAAATGAATTTAAAACAGAATTAATGGAGTATCCTGATGGTTTAACAACTGACATGGTTATGGGACATTGGTTCTTGCATTTTAACAGATATTCGCTACCATCATCTCTAACAGTTGGTAAAAATATAACAAGAGAATTAGAACACCCTTATGGAGATACTATGCCAGAAAAATTAAGAGAGAATTACGATGGCTTATAAACACAGAACAACCTCTGTGAGTACTTCTGCTACAGCTTTAGTAGGTACAGAATTTCCAAATTTCATAATTCAAAATAAATCAGGTGCTACAGTTTTTATAGGTGGCTCAGATGTAACTACTTCTGGAGCAACCGCTGGATACCAATTAACAGATGGATCTACTTTTGAACCAGGCGATGAAGCCTCAAAATCCCTAACTGGGTCGACAAATGACAGATTATATGGTATAGTAGCCAGTAGCACAGCTAGTGTAACCGTATTGGTTAAAGGAAGAGTGTTAAGTTGAAAAAATCAGTAGATGAAATTTTACAGTTAAAACAATATGGAGAAACCTATTGGGGACCTGCTCAAAAAAGGTATGATGACTTAATTGAAGTTTATCACGGTAACTTTCAAAAAGTATATCCGGAATCTTTTAGAAGGGGTGAGACCCCAGTTGTTGCAAACTGGATAAAAGTAGCATGGGATAGATATGCTCGTATGATTGGTAAAGTACCAACTCATCATGTTACTCCAACCAACTTATCTCGTAAACAACAAAAGAACTCCGATGAAATAGAAAAGATTTTAGCTCACTATGACCAAGTTTCAAACATGAACCAAGTTATGTATGATTACGCATGGAACTTAGTTGGACTAGGAGCCGCATGTATAGGTGTTATGCCTGACCCTGTTTCTAAGGGACCAAGATTTGTAACAAAAGACCCAAGAACAGTTTTAACTTTTCCAGGTGCAGGATCTGGTTCTGCTACATCAACAGCTTATTCAACAATAGCAACACCAGTTGTACAATCACAAAGTATGGAATCAATCATCATCAATGAATCCGTTAACCTAAGTTTAGTTCACGGTATGTTTCCAGATGACAAAGAATTAATTACAAAACTAGGTGGAGATGGTGATCCTTTATCATCACCAAAGAAACTCATTACTTACATGGACAAAGAACATTGGATAGTAGTTTTTGAGGATGTGATTTTAAAAGAAATAGAACATAATTTAGGTTTCGTACCATTTAGGTACACAACGATTACAGTACCAGACCAATTAGGCGGACAATCTTTATTTGAGCAAAACATTGGGTTGGTACTATCTTTCATGAAGGTACTCAACCAAAAACTCACTTACAATGAGAACTTAGTGTGGCCTTGGTTAGTAATGAGAGGTCTAGCTAATGTTGACCAATCTAATCGTGTCATTGAGATTATGGATAGGGATGGTTCTGCTGATTTCTTGGCTCCTCCGGCTGAATTACAAGCTGAGAGAGATTTAGAAATGTTAGACCAACTTATCAGAATAATGAACCATGATACTGAACCAATGAGAGGTGAAAGCCCTTCATCAGTAGCAACAGGTAGAGGATTACAAGAATTAAATAGAGATGTTTCCTCAACTGTTCAAGAATACTGGCAAAAAATGAAACCTGATATTGAATACCTCAAATCAAGTGCCTTAATACTTGATGAGAAATTATACGGTGGAATGACTAAACCAATGACTGGTAGAATTAAAGGTGAATCCTTTGAAAGCTCATACTCACCATCAAAAGTTATAAAAGGACAACATAGTGTGTCTATTGACTTTGGTGTTGGAGTTGGTGGCTCAGAGGGTTTCGTAGAATTAATGCAACTTTCAGCCCAGGGTTTAATCGATGAGCAAACTGTTATGGAACAAATGCCATGGATTAAATCGGTGTCAGATACTCGTAGAAAAATTATGATAGACCGATTAGAAACAATTATTTTTGAAATGACTGGTGGAGGAGCACCTACACCAATGACAAATCATTTAATTCAATGGAGGAAAGCAATAGAAGGTGGAACAGATCCATGGGAATGGTTATCTGATAATCCATTGCCTTCTCCAGAAGTGCCTGAGCAAGTAGCTGGACCAGAGGGACCACCACTACCCCCTCAAAGTGGTCCAGTACCTGCTCCGTCACCACAAAGTATATTACAACAACTAGGAGGATAAATGCCAAAAGGAATGGGATATACACCTAAAAATGGAGGCCAAAAAGGCGTACCATCAGGAGCGGGCAATATTAAAATTATGCCTAATAATGATGGAACACCAGCTCATCATGTGGGCGGCAAACCAGGTGTAAAGAACAATAAACATGGTAAAAATGTCAGCATAGGTAAGAAGTAATGGCCACTGAAAATCGAGGTGGTGCAAGAGTACCCGATGGTGTCGCAAGACCCCAAGGGATTTTTGGTACTGGTGCTAATCAGAGAACTGATATGACAGAGTTACCTGGTACACCAGGAACACCATTACCACCTTCATTAAATGAACCAGATGTACAAAGTCAGAAAAGAGCTTTGTCAGGATTGTCTGGTTTAGATAAATTTAAGCCGGCTGATGGATCAAAACCATTATTTGGGCCTAGTGAGGATACACAAGCAATTCAATCAGGTTTAGATACTGGGGCTGGAGCTGGTCCTGAAGCATTAATTAAAGGTCCAACTGATACTTCAAACGAATTAGCTTATCAAGAAAGTTTAAGGTATTATTCCTTAATTAATAGATTAAATCAGATTGAGAACCTAAATACTCAGACAAAAGCTCTGTTAAGGAAAATGAAAGCTAATGCACCTCTCAATCCTTATCAGATGTAATGGATTTTAGAGAACGATTTAAAACAGTCTTTGGTGGAGTTAAGAATTTAGCTACTGCTCCGATTGGGGCTATGATAGATATTGTCCAAGCTATTAATCCGTTCGATGATAAAGATTTTACTGGTGAGGAATTAAAAGAAAGTTTAACAACAGAAGCTATGCAAGGTATTGGTGGTGTAACTGATGTATACCAAGCTTCAGGTCTAAAAGGTGCTTTTTCTCATGTACCTTGGTTAACTAAAACCATAGGTAACTTCTTTGATGAAGCAGAACTTTTGTGGAATCACCAATATCAAGAGGATACAGAAAGCCAACCTTGGGTATTTGACCAATCAAATAAATTACTTGGTACAGATATTCAACCTGGTGATGTATCAATGTCAAAAGGTATAGCGGCAGCAGGTGGTCTTGCTGGCGGTATAGCTGGTGAACTTGGTAGAACTGTTAACCCAAATCAAACAGGTAATCTATTTCAACCTTCAATTTATGATGTAGGTGCCATGATAAGGGAATCTGAGAATACTTCTATTGGTCAAATGGTGTATGAAAGAACTTTTGCTTTAAGTGAGTTACCGGAGGATAAACAAGCTGAGATTAAAAACACTTCTGCTTATGTGCTTACAACTGGAACTATCGATGCAATCGCAAGATGGAAATTTGATCCTTTAATTGTTGGTGGTAAAACAATTAAGAAAACTAGAGAAACTAGAGGCGCTTTTATGGGTGTCGATAGAATATATGGAAATGCAAAGAAAAAGATTGAAAGAACTTTAGGTCGTGAAATAAAAGGTTTAGATGATGTGGCTAGTGAATCCAGAGCATTTGATGGAGAATTAGGACCCGCATTAAAAGAAGGCGAAAACATGTATCTGATTATGGATGCTGATGAAGCCAAGGCAGCAGGTTTATTTGATAACGAACTTAACTTAAATCTAAGAGATGGTGATGGTGTTATTAATGAATTTAGTCCAATGGCTGGTAGAAGTAATGCAATTATAGAACAAGCTAAGAAACAATTACCACCGGACTCACCTATATTAGAATGGGGTGTTGGTGGCGATATATACCACTATCAAAATATATCAAAAAATATAGATACTGCCTCAACACAATCAAGAGAATTATTTGATTTCTTTTTTGGTGAATTACAAGGTCAAAAAGGAATTCAGAAAATAAGACAAATTCTAAACCCAGAAAGTAATAAAATGCCTAATCCAAATGATTTAAAACTTGCATTTAAGTATATCGATGAGAATTGGAACCCATGGGTAGAAAACTCTAGTATCGGTAGATATGGTAAAGCTAAATTTGGTGAGGGTGAGTTTTCACAAGCTATAAAAGGTATGGCTAAAGAGGATGGTATATCACTAGGTAGATTTGGTGGATATGAAAAAGGTGGTATGTATGCAGGTAAATTCTTTGATTTATCACCTACAAGAGCTAAAGAGATTATTACCGAAATGTTTTTAAGAAAGATAGATGAAGCCAATCCTAGTGCAAGTAGTTTCACCACAAGAACTGCAAGTAGATTAGGTGAACAGATACAAGCAGGTGAAAAAGGAAAGATAATATTTAGGGATCCTGATACAGCAATAGCGGCCGCAAAAGCGGATGCTAGTTGGAGACAAGCAAACAAAAAATCAGAGGCTTCATTAGGACAATTTGATATTGATAACCCAACTATTATTGTAGAAATTGACCCTCAAGGCTTACCAGTAATCATACCTAGATGGGATCCAGATGGTGGCTGGGTATTAACTGATGTTAACCAAATAGGTAAAGAAGCAATTAGAAGTAAAAGGCTTTATAATGCAAAAGATTTTGATGAAGCTGGTGAATTACCTATGTCATTTTGGAACGACAAATCAGGTATGCAAACACCAAGATTATTTGAGGATTTAGATGAGGCAAGAGTAGCCAATGAAAAGATATTAAGAGTTTATGGTGATGATAATGGTGGAGCCGCTGTTACAGAACAAATGATTTCTAATGACATCATGAGAAAAGAATATGGTGAAACTGGCTTGTTAAACGATTTAGTTAATCATCAAAGAGTTAAAACCGCAGTAGAAATTATGGAAGGTAAAAAATCAGGTGGATTTGGTAAAGCTAAAAAATTAAGTGCTTCTGAAATTTATGATTACTTTTTTAAAGATGCACCAGGTGGAGATTTAGCCGCTTCTCTTTTAGCAAAAGCTGATGGAGTAGAGGCTAAATCTGAAGTTCTTTTAGCTCTTATGGGTGTTCGTATGCCGAAACAGATTAAAGGATTAACAGGAGAGTTAATTGATGATTTACATAAATTAAATATGGATCAACAATTAATGAAGGATAGAATTAAAAGTCTTAAAAAGATAGCAAAAGAATCCGATGAAAATATGGCTGATAAACATGTGCAATTCTTTAGAGATATAGAGGATGCTCATACATTTGATAATCATGTAAAAACTTATGCTGGTATGGAGAAAATAAGCCCAAATCAATTAAGGACACTACAAAAGATTGATGAGTTTATTGAAAGTAAATTCCCAGATAGAAACCACAAAACTTCTGTGGAAGAGTATTTAAAGATGAACCCAGATGAAGCTGAGAAAGCCATGTTAGATTTAGAATTACAAGAAGCCTTTTTAAAGAAACAAAATATTTTAATAGATGGTACAGAAGGTGATTTAAGACAAGCAATTAAACTAGCTCAACAAGAGGAAGTCTTTGGTATTCTAAGAGATGTACCTTATGCAACTTTAGGTAAGAAATTAAGTTATCAACTAAGGAATAGTAACATTTATAGAAATTCAGCTCTTACTAAACCTATTCGGTCAATCACAGAGTTTTCACCAAGACAATGGTTAAATATATCTGATAGTGCAGGTCATTTACAAATAGATAGATTTTTAAAGGAAGCAAATGCTAGATGGTTTACTAAAGGTTCAGATCCTTTATTTAGTGTAGCGGAAATAACTAAGTATAGAAATATGTACCTAAGTGCTGGTAGAGATGTAGATAAATTCCAAAATATATTAAATCTAACTGAGGAAGTTCTTAAAAGAGTAGGTAAAAGAGAAGGATTGGATGCTAGTGAAATAACCACCATGATTAACTCTATGAAAAAAGGTACAAGAAATACCCACTCATTTTTAGAATCCAGAAGGTATAGTCCAAAAGCTAGTCAAACAATGAGAGAAGCTATGATAGGCCAATCTGATGAAGTATTAGAAAGTGTAAGAAAAGCCGATAAAGGTTTTTATGGTGATGAAATATCTTATATGGATTTTGATACAGGTGAACATGTTATCAGAACAATGCCTTTATTAAGCACTCAATTATCTAACTGGGTACCATTAACGGATCTTAAACAATTAAAATCAGTATTAAGTTCACAAGCAGGATTAAGAAAATATGGTAGAGGTGTAATAGAAGGTGCTGAAGCTTTTGGTGACAGTATCTATAGTGTGTGGAAACCATCAGTATTATTAAGAGGTGGTTGGCCAATAAGATTTGTAGGTGATGAACAGTTAAGAATTTTTGCTAGGGGCATTTCTATAGCTGACCATATATTAGCATTATCTAAAACTGGTGATGGGTTTTATAATAAAAATCTTTTCTGGACCAATGATATTACAAAAGCATTAAAAGAAGGACAAAGAGCTGAAGCTATAGGGGCTGCGGCTGGTGTATTAATTACTTCACCTATTCGATTAGGTACACAAGGGTTAACAATGTTGGCTAAAATTCTAGCTCCTTTTGTGAAAATGAGTAAAAGAGGAAAAAGACTATCGAGTTATATGGATGAATTAGGACCTGAACTTGAACCTCTAGTTTCAGCAAGAGCCGGCTATGCAACTCCTAATGATAACATGGTTTCACAATATGGTGCTTTTATGTCAAAGCAAGAACAAGGTATTTTTAATAAATACTCAAATAATAGAAAATCAGGTCAATTCGCTGAATACAATAAAAATGATCCTGAGTATGCTACTTCATGGTTACGAGGTTTAAAGAACCAGATTATGCAAGATGACTTAGGTCGTATGTCTGTAAGAACTTTAAATAAGGCTATTGATGAAGTAGCTGAAAGAGGTCCAATAACCCAAGAAGCTATTATCGTAGAATGGCAAAAACTTATGTATAAAGACATGAGAAATTATATGAAAAGCGAAAAAGGTGTGGGATTAAAAAATCAAATGCCTTGGCGAACTGAAGCTTATAAAGGTGGTAGATGGATAGAGGATTGGGCTGATGATATAATTGATATGGTTGCTCAATATTCTACTTTCTCAACTGGAGGTACTTCTGCTTCTACTATTAAATTTATTCGACAATTAGGTAGAAACAAACTTTCGAGTAAAACTTTAAATGAAATCCCTGCTCAACATAGACCTGCAACTGTTCATGGTGAAGCAATTAATCAAGTTCTAGGTAGTAATTTTGGACCAGCTAAGGCTCTTAAAGCTTTTGTGCAAGAGGGTTTTGAAGGATTTGGTAAGCTACCTAGTGATGTACTTAGTAGAAATCCAATGCTTAAAAATCTTATTGCCAGAGAAGTAGATAGAAGGGTAAATCTTATGATTAAACAAGGTAAAAAAGATTTTACTTCGGCTGAAATACAAAGAGTTGTAAGACAAGCTAAAAGAGGTGCTATTCAAGAAACTCAAAAATGGATGTATAACATAGCTGAAAGCCCAAGATTAGGTGATACTATGGTTAGATTTTTAATACCTTTCTTTGGAGCTAATGTTGAGATATTAAGAGTTTGGTCTGGATTAAGTGCAAGGGATCCAAGTATTTTAAGAAAAGCACAATTAATCTGGCAATCACCAAATAAAGCAGTTAACCCTCCAGGAGGATTACTTGAAGGTGCAGGAGCTAACTATACAATTATAACCAAAGATGATGAGGGTAATGAATATTTAACTTTCAATGTATCGGAATCATATAAAGAGGATAAAGACTGGTATGGTTGGAAGAAGTATGCCGCAGACGCCACTTATAAATTTAATAAAAAATCATTTAACATGGTAACACAAAATCCTATTGGTAATGGTGGACCAATACTTCAAGTGGCTATGAACGAATTAGCAATTAGAGATCCTGAACTATATAAAACAGATTTTGGACAATTTGTGCTAAGTTGGGGTGTTAAAGGTGGTACAAGTATAGGTGGTAGATTACTAGCCCAACAATCTAATGCAGTTAAATATATAGCTGAAAATATGAATTTAAGTAGTGATTATAACAGTAAGTATCAAAAATTATGGAACGAAGTAAGTCAATGGCACCATGTAATGTATGGTATGGGTGAAGTACCACCTCAATCACCAGAGGAAATACAAAGTCATGCTATGAGTTTATTTCATCTTTATTCATGGATAACTTACTATTCACCAGCTTCACCTATTGTAGAAAGCCCATTACAACCATATAAAACTGCCTATCAAGAATTACTAGACCAATTTGGTTTTGTTGAAGGTACAGAGAAGTTTATTCAAACTTATGGTTATGAATACTTTGCTCTTACAATAGGTAAAACCACAAGTCAAACAGGATTAGCACCTACACAAGAAACTGAACAAGCAAGACAACCATTTAAAAACACATTAA